TAGCGTTCCATTTTTCAGCATCATCTTTAGAATCAACAAAGCAACATTCAATAATAATAGCTGGGGCTTTTGTGTGTTTTAAAACATATAAACTTGATGATGTTTTAACACCTCTATTTTTAATTCCTAATGCTTTTGAAACATTTCTACAGATACATTCAGCTTCATCTTTAGAACTTGAACCAGGATAAATCCAACATTCAACACCAGTTCCGCCTCCTGAATTTAAATGAATGGAAAGATCTAAATCAACGTTATGATCATTACATTTTTTAATAATATTCGCTAAGTTTTGATTTTGTGTTTTACCAGAATCGTCAGTGCAGTCATATACAGTATGACCGTTAGCCTTAAACAATCTAATAACTTCATTCTTAACTTTTCTATCTTCTTTTAATTCATTCAAATATTTAGAAGCTCCTGTAACATGTGAATTGTGACCACCATGTGTATTAATTTCCATTAGGCATTCCTCCTTAACCTTTAGAATTAAATTGTTTTCTACGAGCCTCATTTAAGGCTGCATTACGAGTTAATATTTCTCTTTGACTCATTTTCTTTTGAGGTCCATTTTTACGATTACAAACCTCTATTAAAGTAATGAGTCTATTTAAATGCCAATTCTGACATTCGAATGGGATTTGTAAAGCGATCATATAGTAATATATAAGTTCTGAAGTATTTACTTCGCCTCGTTTTTTACTACTGCCAGGTAATTTAGTGAAAGTAGTAGCGGTCATTGGATCTTCTATATAAGAGTTTATTTGCGCTACATTTTCATTAGTAAGGCATGTGTAGACATTAGGATCTACGCCATTAATAGTCATACATTTTATATAATGAAGCTCTTGTTCTTTAGTTTTTGACTTTCCGTTTAAGAACGGTATATGCCATTTGGCTTCCCATTTTGAAATCGAGACTAGAGAATGCTCTAATCTCAAAACTTGATCTGGAGTGTATATGAATTCTTGATTTTCATCATCGAATTGCTCCTCTCCAGGAACAATAATTTCAAGCATAATCTAACCCCCCTTTTTTTTATTAAGCTTCTGTTTTTTTATTTTCTAATGTTTCGAGTTTTTTAGGAATGATTCCGTTCATAAATTCAGCAGCCGCTTTAGAGTCGGTTGCTAATTCCATAAAGATTTTTGAGTAAGCGGCAGATTGACTAAATTCTTCTCTGACTTTATCATTCTTAATGAATCTTTTACCATCATCAGATTTGACACCGTAAGCTTTTAATACGAAATCTTTAAAAATAGTTACAATAGCTGGAAGATCTTTAGCGTTAACAATTTTTTCGATTGTTTCAGCCATTCCACCAGTAGTAGTAATTTCCATCTCCATAAGTTCAGCTTCAGTTAAATTGAAGTAAAAATCTTCAGTTCTTTCAACATCATTGTAATCAGTATAAGTAACAGTTTTCTTTAACATAGTTTTAGTTCTCCTTTCGATATAGAAAAAAGAAGACTCGTTGTTTATTAAGAGTCTTCTGTAATGTGATTAAATTATTCGCTAAGTAATTCTAAAGATTTTAGAGAATATACTTTTGCGATATTGTTTTCTCCTTTTGTAGAAACAATTTTGATTTGTTGTGAGCTAGTGTCTTTGATTAGACCGACCCACATCATATCTTTATCTAATGCAACTGGACCTTTAGTACCACCAACAATCTCGACTGTTGTCTTC